ACAACTATTTTCAATAAATGTTATGCTTAGGGGTTGACAACTGGCAATTCCGATGTACAATAATATACATAGAGAGCAATTCTCTAGCAAGAAAAACAGGGATGACCCTTCGGGGTCGCCCTTTATTATTTTCTAAAATGAGGACAGGCAATGGCTGACGATATGGTCTTTGACTTGGACCCTAACGTTATCGGGCCAAAGTCTAAAAAGCAATATGACTTCATGCACAGCGAAGCAGATATTACCGTATTTGGTGGAGCTGCTGGAGCAGGCAAAAGTTATCTGGGTGTTATGGATTTCCTTAAACACGTCCAGTATCCAAAATTCCGTGGTTGTATGGTAAGACGTACAACTCCACAACTTAAAGGTCCGGGTGGACTCCAAGAGAAAGCCGAAGAACTCTTTAAGCTGATTGATCCAAAGGTAAGATGGCGTGATAAAGAACACCACTTCCTCTTCTCTAACGGAGCTAGAATTTACCTCCGTCACTTCGAAAACCCAAAAGACACTGAGAACTTCCAAGGTTGGGAAGTAAACCACTTCCTTGTGGACGAAGGCCAACAGTTCGAAGAAATGATGGTTGAATACCTCACTTCTCGTATGCGTAACCCTAAGTGTCCAGAAGTTAAACCTCACATGAAGATCACTTGCAACCCTGACTACGGTTCGTTCCTGCGTCATTGGTTGGACTGGTGGCTTGATCCTGAAACAGGAATTCCTCTTCCTGAGAGAGACGGCGTTGTCCGTTACTTCCTCAAGATGGATGGAAAGATGATGTGGGGTGATACGAAGGCAGAGTTGATTGAGAAGTATGGCAAGCCGCATCTAGCCCACGATCATGAAGACCAAGTTAAACCACTCAGCTTCAAATTCATTGCAGCTAACGTCTACGACAACCCAGTTCTATGTAAAGCACAACCCGAGTATGTTGGTTGGCTTGAAGGATTAGGTCGTGTTGAGAAAGCACGTTTGCTTTATGGAAGCTGGCTAGCACGTGCCGAAGGTACAGGCTACTTCAAATCCCAATGGTGCAACATGGTAACCCAACGTGACATCGCTTCTATTAAGCGTGTACGTGCGTGGGATATCAGCGGTACTGTTGAATCCGAAACTAACCGTAACCCTGACTGGACTGCTGGTGTACTCATGAGCAGAAACAAGATGGGAATCTTTACAGTTGAAGATGTTGTTCGTGATCGCCGTCGTCATGGTGGTGTATTCGACATGATTCTGGAAACTGCAAGACACGATGGTGACGATGTACAAATTATCGTTCCATGCGACCCCGGTGCTGCCGGTAAAGCTTACGCTGCTCAACTCATTCGTGACTTGGCAGATCATGGCTTCTATGCTCGCATGAAAACAACTAACAAATCTAAGGTCACTCGATTTGCTCCTTTTGCTGCAACAGCAGAAGCTGGCAACATTGAGATTGTAGAGGCTGACTGGACGAAGGATTACCTACTTGAACTTGAAAGGTTTGACGGTAGTAAGAATATTAAAGACGACCAAGTGGACGCCACATCTGATGCCTTCCACGCACTATCGTCTGAACAATATCTTCCTGACTTCTCGGTCCCAATTATGACACAGACTAACCCATTCGCATTCTACAGATAAGGTGAGGATTAATGGCTAAGAGAAAAGTTGAGAAAGTAGCTGCTCCGATGCCCAGACTTCGCCTTGGTGAGATTGGTGCTATTGGACTTAAACAATATGGTGGACATGTAGCAGAAGAGAATCGCCGTGAACTTAGGTTCCCAGAGGCGTGTAAAACCTTCCGTACAATGTCCCAAGACGCTACAATCAAGTCTGCCATCTCTCTTGTTGAGATGATGATCAGTCGTGTGGATTGGAGTGTTGATCTGGGAATTGAACCAGATGCTGCAATGAAAGCTCGCGGAGAATTCCTTGAGTCTGTTATCAACGATATGGAACACAGCTTTGCTGACTTCATTCGTGAGGTGACAAGCATGTACACGTATGGCTTCTCTGTTCATGAGAAAGTATATCGTCGTCGTACATTTGAATCTGGTTCTTCTTACAACGACAACAAGATTGGCGTTAGGAAGCTCCCAGTTCGCTCTCAGGACACAATCTCTCGTTGGGTATACAGTGACGACGGTCGTGATCTAGTCGGTCTTGAACAGTCTCTAGCGGGCGTTCAGAACGGGGATCGTTACTTCAACCTGAGTCAAAACGGCATCATTCAAATCCCACGTAAGAAATTTATGCTGTTCCGTGTGGACGCAAAGCGTGATAACCCAGAAGGCAACAGTCCTCTACGTGGTTGCTACAACGCTTGGCTCTTCCGTAGACAGATTGAAGAACAGGAAGCTATCGGTGTCACACGTGACATGAACGGTATGCCAACTCTGTATCTTCCACCACGCTATATGAGTGAAGACGCATCTGATAGTGAGAAGGCAATCTTCGAATACTACAAGAACGTTATCCGCAACATCCAAATGAACGAACAATCTGGTTTGATCTTGCCACAGGCATTTGACCCAGAGAGTCGTCAACCTCTCTTCAAGTTCGAACTNACTTCTACCCAAGGTGGAAAGATGTACGACACAGACGTAATCATCAAGCGTTGGGATAACAAAATCCTAATGGTGTTGTTTGCTGACATGTTGAAGATGGGTCAGGATCAAGTTGGATCGTACTCGCTTGCTGGTGCAAAAACAAACATTATGGCGATGGCTATTGAAGCCCGTCTGAAAGAGATTCAAGACACGCTCAACAACGATCTGATCCCACAACTCTTTGCTCTTAACGGAGAAATCCTAACAGCGAAAGAACTGCCTAAACTGTGCTACGGTGATCTTGACGAAGTTGACTTGGATGAATTCTCCAAAGCCATTCAACGTATGGGTAGTGTTGGCGCTCTGGAACTTGACCGCGATATGGCGAACAAGATTCGTGAATCTATCAAAGTTGTACCTAAGAAACCAGATGAGCCAGTTGACAAAGAAGAAATCATGGGAGGCGATAGCCAAGCAGGTGACGGAATGAAAGCTGGCGGTGGTAATGGTGCTTCTAAGAAAGCTTCTGGTAGAGACAATGCTGCTGCAAACAACGCATAAGGAGCCACAATGAAATTCGTTGATGCACTCGCTGAACTAATTGAAAAACACTTTGGAGGCTCGCAAGAGTCTCCAGTACAAGTTGAAGTTACTAAAGCTCTAGACGAAGAAGACCGCAAGGCTTTGTTCGTTGTACTTGAACCAGATGTTGTTGACCTCCACGGTGACACGTATACAGCGGTTGAAGTTGAGAAAGCTTGTGAGAACTACAATGAACATTGCCGTGTTGCAAACCTATTCCACCAAGTTGAGACTCAAGAAGCTACTGTCGTTCAATCGTTTATCTCTCCTGCTGACTTTACACTAGATAATGGTGTTGAGGTGCAGAAAGGTACATGGTTGCAATGGTGGAAGTTCCCTGAAAGTGAGACTGGAGAGGCTTTGTGGCAAGGTGTTAAATCCGGTGATATCAATGGCGTGTCCATTGGTGCTATGGCAACTGCCGAGGAACTAGAATGACAACCATTGCAAAACGTCGTCTAACAGACATCAAGTTTGAGCATGAAGGGGCACACGTTGCCCTTGTCGGTAAACACCAAGGTGGCCCAGCTAATGGCGTTACTACATTGATTACCAAAGCTACAAACCAGATTACACCAGAACAAATTGAGAAGGCTACAACAGTAACCGTCGAAATGCAGTTCCCCGAATTCCTGCGTAAGTTCTTTGGACTTTACTGGGACGATGCAGAAGTTCTTTCTTCTGTTATGGGCTATGGTCGCACAGAGTATCCTGATACAACTGAGAAGGATTGGATCGACCAGAAGGTTGAATCTATCACTCTTATGAAGTCTGTGTACAAAGCTCAAGACGTGGAGAAGGCTCTAGCAGCTCTAACTCCAGAACAAACTCTGGCCCTACTGGCCGATCAAGAAATGCTGGAGAAAGCCTTTAAAGCAATCCCAGAACATACACAAATCAAACACGAGGAAACTCCAATGGAAACAATCCTGAAAGCTGCTCACGAAGAAGCTGTAGCTTCTGCTGTTGCAATTGAAAAAGCTGCTGGCGTATCTGCTGTTGCTCTTATTCAAAAAGCCCTAGACGAACAAGCTGTTGTTCTGAAAGCTGCTCAAGACAAACTGGCTGAGTTCGAAACTGTCGCTGCTACTGCTAAAGTAGAAATGCGTAAAGCTGCTCTGGTTGACGCCAAAGTCCCTGCTGACAAAGCAGAAGCTGTATTGAAATCGCTGGCTGGTCTAGACGATGAATCGTTCGCTTCTACCGTTGCCACAATGAAGTCTATGGCTTCTGTTGTTGACAATTCTGAAATGATGCAAGAAGCAGGCGTAGCCGGTGCTGGTGCAGAGTCTCAAGAAGAAGTTGATCGCACAACTCAAATCCTTAAAGCCCGTTACGGCGTTAAGTAATTTACTATCTATAGGAGATACACACAATGGCACAATACGCTGCTGATGTACAACGTCTAAGCAACTGGCTGGTATACGAAGAAGAAGCTGGTTCTGGCGTAACACGTGAAGTGTTGCTTAAGTCTGCGGTAAACGCAACTAAAACTGGCTCTGTTCTTGACAGCACTGGTGCTTTGGTTGTAGCTGCAACTCTGGCTGACGCTACTTACATTCTGATTGACGACCTGACCCGTCCTTCTGCNGCCGAATACACTAAGGTGTTGGTACTGGCTCGCGGTCACGCGAAAGTTGGTAAGGCTGCTCTGATCTTTGGTTCTGACGTTACGACTGATAACCAACGTAAGACTGCAACTGACAAACTGGCTCTGAAGAACATCTTCGCAGTTGATCAACTTACCTACAACAACGTTTAATAGGAGGACATAATGTCTACACAAGTACAACTTGCTAAGCAGGCAGTTCGTGGTTTCGCCAACAACAACTACGAATACACTGACCTGTCCCAGCCGCTGATGATTATCCCGAACGATTGGTTCCTTGGAACACAATTGGGCATCTTCGGAAAAGACACAACTTCTCAAGAGACTATCACTCTTGAAGAAATCACCGTTGGATACGGTCTGATCAAAGACGTTCACCGTGGTGCCCGTCACACCGTGATCAGCGACCCAACTCGCAAAATGCAAGCATTTGCAATCCCACACTTCACCCTAGACGCCTCCATCACTCCACGTGATATCCAAGGTAAGCGTGCTTTCGGTGTAGACGAACTGGAAACTCTGGCTGCTGTGCGTGCGCGTAAGCTTGAAGTAATCCGTAAGTCTTGGGCTGCAACTCACGAAGCTGCTATCTGGCACACAATCGTAACTGGTACTGCTTACGCTCCTAACGGCAACGTAACGTACAACTGGTACACAGAGTTCGGTGCAACACGTACAACTGTTGACTTCGAACTGAACACTGCTACAACCGACATCATCGCTAAAACTGAACAAGTTTTCGCTTCTATCCAAGACAACGCTCTGGACGGAACTGTACGTGGTGAAGTGTTCGCTATTGCCTCGCCAGAGTTCTTCGCGAAGCTGATTGGTCACCCAACAATGAAGGCACTGTGGCTAGCTTACGCTCAGTCTCCACAAATCCTTCGTGATCGTTTGAAAGCGAAAGGCTACGACGCTCGTTACCGCGAATTCACAATCGGTAACATCACTTACGTCGAAAACCGTGGTATCAACCCAGATGGAACTCGTCAGATTCCAGTTGGCGATTGCTACTTCTTCCCAAGCGATGTAGGCGATGGTGACAACTTCGTCCAGTACTTTGGACCAGCAGATCACTTCGACTTCGTTAACACCCAAGGTCAAGAGCTATACGCTTTCGAATTCGGTGATAACCGTGGTCAGATGATCGAAATCCAAACCGAGTCCAACTTCCTGAACGTGCTTCGCCGTCCACAGTTGATCGTAAAAGGCATCGTAGGTGCCTAATTGAAATGGGGCGGGCTTTTACGCCTGCCCCTTTCTTGTTATAGGAGGCCAAGATATGCCGTACACTGGTTCGCCATCCACAAGTGCTACTGACCGTGTTCGTTTGAACGTAGGTGACATTTGGCCTGATATGGAATGGCTGCACGACGAAGATTATCAATACTTCATCGACAAGAATAATGGCAACGAGAACAGAGCAACACTAGATGCTGCACGTGCCTTGTTGTTCGTCCTGACACGCTTCACACGTGAACGTACAGGTGATATTGAGGTTTATGGTGGTGACATTTT